CCCTGCGTGCCGCGAAGGTTTGAGGGGCGGCTGGATAAGGCGGTAACGCGCCAGCCGGACGCGAAACGGATAACGAAGGCTAACACGGCCTGGCGGTCGTCGCCTTCGACAAACACTTCCTCGGTTTCTTCGATTTCGCCTGCCGCCAGCTGATAATGCTTCGCCCAGCCTGCACAGTCGCGGATAAACTCCAAGGCCATGTCTTTGTTATAGCCGATGTACCATGCGTCCATGCCTTTAGCGGATGCGGCCAGCAAGGCGGTATCGGCAGCTTCTCCCCAGCTCAAACCGATACGGCGTGATTTTTCGCATAGTTTCACGGGCGACTGGTCGGCGCACCATGCCTGCTGATACGGCAATAAGACCGTAGGGGTACGTTCTTCTGATGGGCGGGTATTTCGGATTTCAGACGGCGTCATGATGCAATCCCTAAAATATGCTTGCGGATGGCCTCGACCGATTCTTCCGACAAGCCGCCTTTCTTGGCCTGCTTGGCCACGTCTTCTGCAGCCGCCTGTACTTTGGCTTTGACCTTGGCCTGATACTCTTTCAGGCGTGTGCTGGCTGATGTTAGAGTCGCGATATTTTTGGCCGCTTTCGCAACCATGCTAAACCTGTCTACAGCCGATAAGTCTTCCATTTCACCAATTTCCAACATGGCTTCAAATAATTCGGACTGCACCATTGCAACCAATGCTTCGCTACGGGTATCGCCTTCATCGGTTGCGCCTTCGGCAATCAGCCGAGCCGCCTCGGTGCTGGCTTTGATGCTGGCATAACGCCGCTCCACCTGCTGCCCGTAACGGTGCACGGCGGAACGGCTGACTTCGTAACCTTGCTCATGCAGCCATTGGGTCAGCTCGGTATAGTTGGCAAAGCCGTTCTCGGCCAACTTGCGCTCGAAGGCGTGGCGGATGTCTTCCGGCAGGGTGGCCAGTGTGCTGCGTTTCGCCATCATCAACCCTCCCAGTATTTGTCCGGTCGGGCGATGCCGGGCTGGCAGTCAATGGTGTACTCGGCCAAGTCCACACCGAGCCGGGTCAGGTCGGCAAACCACATGCCGGCAGGCTGCTTGGTCAGGTCAATCAGGCGGCGGTCGCTCAGGTATTCGAGCTGCTGGCGCAGCTCCAATGCGGTGGCATCGGGATAAATGCCGCGCATCACGTCCAACAGAAACACTTCGCTGGAGGTGTACGGCCGGGCTTTGTTCAGGGTGTTAATCAGATGCCAGCGCATCCCTTCCCTGCGGGCTTTATCGTTCATTTCTTTTGGCTTTCTATTTTGTACAGGTCGGTTAGTGTGTGCTGGATGCTGTCCATCTTGGCTTCCAGCACGGCTTGGTTGCGGATGTAGTCTTCGCGTAAGACGTATTTTTCCGGCAGGATGGCCTTTTGCTCGGCGAACTGGTTGTCCATGTTCTCCAGCTTTTGCCGCATGGTTTCAAACTGCCGCTGCCGCTCGGCCTGCTGGTTTTGAAACTGAGCCAACAACATCTTGCCGAAGCCCCAGCACACGCCGAGGAAAGAGAGCAGGAAGCCGACCAGCTGCCAGAACTCAATGCTGATAAAGGTTTTGTTTTCCATCATTAGGGGTATCCGATTTCTTGGTATGCCTGGCAGCCCACGCAGCGGGTACAGCCGGGGACGGCCAGGCGGCGACGTTTGGGGATACGGGCACCGCAATCCACGCAGTGCGTGTATGAGGCGGCGGGTTTTTCAGGTAGCCTGATTTGGTGTAATGCCTCCTCGCGCGCCAGCTCCTCCTGCCGGGTGGCTCTGTCTGAAATATCCATTACTGCTTGCTCCGATACCACTCCTGCCAGCCGCGCACTTGGCTATCACGTTTACCGCACCATGCACCGTAGTCGGCGGCGTGATTCAGTAAATCCGTGGGGCTGCCTGAAACCGGCGGCGCGGGTCGCGGATGTTCGGCCAGCAGTTCGGCAGCGGCGGGCGGCAGCACCGGGCGCTCCACCACCTTAATTGGTGTAGCCAAGGGCTTGTTTGTAGAGCTGCAGGCTGCCAGTGCCAAGGCCGCTGTAACAACGGCCGCTGCTTTGATCGTTTTTGACTGCATTTGCTATCTCCTGTTTGATGCGTGTTGTTTGGGCATCCAATTGACGGGTGGTTTCAGCCAGCTTGACCGATTGCTGCTGCGCGAAGTCGTGCCACTTCTGTTTTTCCGCGCTGACTTCGGCCAGCTTGGCGCTGTAGGCTTGTTCGGCGGCCAGCGCCTGCTCGGTATGACGCTGCTGCAGCTGTGCGATTTCGCCGCGATAGATACGGCGGGCGTGGGTGTAGCCCGCTCCGTATACGCCGGCCAATGTCAGGCCGATGCCGAGCGCGTACAGCAAAGATTTATTCGTCGGTAGCATCCACATTTTGATCTCCCTGTTGTTTGATCTGTTCCAGCTGCGGGATGATGGACAGGCCGCGCTTGATGAGGGCGTAGCCGCCCACAATGCAGCCGTAGCTCCACCACATCCACTCCACCGGTTCGGGTGCCATGACAAATTTGTAAGTCATCACGGCGTAGGCCACGTTGGCCCATACCTTGGTGTGGCTGGCTTGGCCGCTGGACGGGTTGGTAAACGCGCCGGCCAGCCAGTTTTTAAGGCTATTCATGGCGGCTTTTCTCCTGCTGCTCGACCCAAGCGCGGAATTCATCCCATGAATTAAAGGTAAGCACCCGCTTAAGTTGACCGAACAGCCAGCTGAATATTCCAACGATGAACATTAAGCCGCTGACAAATGTCCACCATGTCGAGCCCCGGCTGATGTAGACGCAGAAGGCTAGAATGGAAAGGGTAAACAAGTTGCGCAGAATATTAACCAACAGGCTCTCGGTTGCATCAAACACAAAGAATTTCCCGTCTTTAGAAGTAATTTTCATGATTGAACCTCTTCGGCAATGGCGTTAGCAATGGCTCGGCAGATGCTCCATTTGGTTTGTTTCCATTTAACAAGGTCGCCATCATTGGAGATAAAGAATGGTTCGAAGATGATGCCGCCGGCCTGGGCGTAGGCCAGGCGACTGTGTTGGCCGGCATTGTCGGGCTTGTAGCCGTCTTCGCCGCGCATCTTCCAACCTGTGGCCTGCTCCACCGCTCGACACAGGCGCTGGCAGGCGGCTTTGTTTTTTGGTGTAGATAAGGCTTCAATACCGGTGGCTGTCTTATTGACCGCCGCGTTGGTGTGGAACTCGACGGCCAGACGGCTGCCTTTAATGAGCTTGACCGCTTCCCTGAGCGGCAGATTGCCCTTGCCCTCCCCATCGGTTTTAACCTCCAAACCGTGGTCGGTGCGGAGGATAGAAGCGACGATGTTGCGCATGTCTTGCGCGATGTCGGCCTCGCGGTCGCTGCCGTTGACGGCACCGGGGTCTGTGTTACTGTGTCCTGCGGTAATGGTGATATACATAAGAAAATCCCTGCATCGGTGTTGATGCAGGGATTGTGGCTGATGGGGGTGTCGGGGGTCTTTTAAACGGGTTTAAAAAAGAGAAGCGATAAATTCAGTCATATTGCCTAAATAAGGCAGCATTAAATGAAGGACACCAAGCAAGATTTTCTCTAACAGCTAATGCTTGGATTTGTTCACTCCAAGAACCTAGACAAGTATCTTTCTCTATTTTCCGGTATTGCAGATTTTGGCATGGTACAACATACAACGGTTTCTTTTCACTATCTTTCTTTTCAATTTTTTCAAGCGACAGAGATATAGTGAAGGATGTGCTTTGTGGTTGATGAGACAAGAAAACATCATCACTTAAGAAGCAACAGTAACTTTTAACATTTTGACAGGATAGCGATTTTTGATAGCAATCTAAAATGCCACTCAAGTTATAAATGCTACCGGAATGTATACGCCCGCCAATATAAATTTGTTTGCCTGACCAATTTTCCACATAGTGCAAAAACACATTCGCTGCTCCTGCTTGCTCCACATTTTTTCCGAAGGCACACAAATAGATTTCATCTTTCCCCATTTTAAACTCTTTGAACACTTCGGCACTTTTTGCCCACAATAAAGCTGTTTGAAAATTTTTACTGTTTGACTTATTGAATGTAACTACTAACAGATATTTCATTGACAAAGAGAATGGGTTGTTCTGATTGGCATCTAGTAATTCTGGATATGTTTCCATAATCTTAATGGTTTGTTAAATTTAATAATTACGCTACTTGATCAGCCGCAGATGCGGCTTCTTTTTTCTCTGCGCCCCGGGCGGCGCTCATGATGACGGCGCGGCCAAGCTCGCTAGACTGGCGGAACAAGGCCAGCAGCTCCTGCTCTTCCTCGCTCAGGCTGGGTGTAGATTTTTCAGGTAGCCTCTTGTCTGTATAACTCGGGGATGGGGCTCTCACTATTTCCGTTTGGCCAGATCGAGTGCCAGTCAAAATATAGTCAACATCAATCTTCATATCAGGATGTGCAATTGCGGCTAGACGCAACTTATCTTCAGGCACCGAATTCCTTGCTTTTCTTGCTGAAAATGCTTTTATCTCTAATCCCAAAAAATTAGCCACATCCTTATCTTGTTTTAAATCAAGCTCTTGCTTTATTCTGTACAAAAAATCTACAAAATCCACAATTCTCCCCTTGCTAAAACTACAAATGTAGATTATTCTACACGCAACACCACAGTTAAAACCAATCCGACACAGAAAAGGACGAAAAATGACCGAACAAGAATTGCGTCGAATCATACGTCAGGAAATCCAAGCGGCCTTGAACCGGAAGAGAAAGGCTTTTATCCGGCTGGCTTCCCGGCAGCGGCAACTTCGGCTAGCACTTTTTCGGCACTCTCTCGAACAAGCTTGGCCGTTGCTAAGAAGCGTTCCAAAGCATAGACATTATTAGGATCAATCGGGGAATCCGCCTCCGCCGCCTCTTTTATTTTCTGTCGATGGACGGTTTCTATTCCGGACGTGATTTCATCAAAGAAAAGGGGAGACTGCAAACGGATGGCGAGGCAAATGGGATAGAACACCAAGTCGAAACTGTCAATACGGGCACTTAACCCATCTATCCGGCGGTACAGCTCGGCAATATGTTCTTCGGCAGTAGAAAACCCAGGGGCATTGTCGATATGCATGGCGTCGGGACTCCTTGAAATAAACGATTAGCACAGATTAACACAGGTAGGCACTAAATGAGTAAGCAACATGACAAATTTCTGCCGCTGCCCTATCCGCAGACAACACAGTCGGCACAGCGGTATTTCGTGCGGCACGGCATCAACCGCAGCGCGTGGGCAAGGTATTTCGGCTTCGAGCGTACGGTAGTGGAGCACCTGCTGCGCGGCCAACTGAAAGGCCGGCGCGGCATGGCGCACGAGGCGGCGATTAAATTGGGACTGAAAGAGCAACCGGAGGATTGATATGGCGAGCGGAAAAGGACAGCGGCTGCTGAGTGTTTTTAAGGCATTGGAAGCGCACCCGCTGATCGGCATCAGCAATAAGGAAATCGCCGACGGCCTAGACCTTAACCCGTCTTACGTTACCCGCGAACTGGAGGATTTAATCGAAGCGGGGCTGGTGGTGAAGCTGGACAACGGCAATTTCGCCTACAGCGTGAAGACGCTTCAGATTGCCGAACGCTTCAGACGGCAGACCGAATATCTAAAAGGCAAGTTGGAAGAGACCGACCAACGAGTTAACCGAATTTGAAAACGGACGCTGGCGTCCGTTTTGGAGAGCAAAAAATGAGCAAACAGGAAGTAATCGAACATGACACTTTAACCGTAGCCGCCAACAACGCAGCCTTGAACAGCGTGCGGGTAATGGAACAGTGGGGCGGGGGCGAAACCTATAACGAAGACAGATGGATAGAGCGTGCCCGTCAAGCAGCACGTAAAACCTTGGAAGGGATGTTTGAGCTGGGGCGCGCTTTGATTGTATTGAAAGAGCACACTGAGCATGGCCGTTTTCAGGTGATTGCAGAAGCGGAACTTGGTTTACATGAGCGAGAAGCAAGAAGGTTGATGAATGCCACCCGCCGCTTTGCCACCCCGCAAATGCAGAAGGCCGCACCCAAACTGATGGAGCTGGGCAAATCCAAATTGCTGGAACTGCTGGTGGAGGAAGACGAGGCTCTGGCAGAGCTGGCCGACGGCGGCGACATCAATGGTCACACTCTAGACGACATTGACCGCATGACCCGCAACGAACTCCGCGCCGCCCTGCGTGAGAGCCGCGAAACCGCCGAGGCTAAAGACAAAATCATCGCCGACAAAAATAAGAAGGTGGACGAGCTGGCCGAGAAACTGGCCAAGAAGCAGACGGGCAAAGAGCCGAGCCCCGAAGACGTGGGTAGCGAGCTGACCATGCAGCTTTCCGGTTTGGAAGTGGCCGCCCGCAGCGACTTGAGCCGCTTTGCCGAGGTCTTCGAACAGATGCTGGTACACGGCGAAGCCAACGGCTACGACCACCGCCCGCAGATGGTGGCGGCCATCAACCAAATCATCCGAGATGCCGAAACCCTGCGCGAACGCTTTACCCTGCCGCAAGAAGCGCCGACCAACGTCAAGCCGGAATGGCTGGACGGGGAGTAAACCATGAATCCTGCATTGACCGAGAAACTGGCTGCCGTGGCTGCTCATGCAGCCACCCTCGGCCACGGCGAGAAGGCAGGCTACCTGAAAAGCCAGGCGGCCGAGCTGGGTATCAGCGTGGCCACGCTGTACCGCAAACTGGAAGCGGTCAGTGTGAAGCCCGGCCGCAAACGGCGCAGCGATGCCGGCCGCTCGGAATTAAGCCTGCACGAGGCACAGCTGATTTCGGCCGTGCTGATGGAGGCGATGCGGCGCAACGGCAAACGGCTGATGTCGGTCGCCCGTGCGGTGGAGATGCTGCGCGCCAACGGCAAAATCGATGCCGCCCGCGTGGATGAGGAAACGGGCGAGGTGCTGCCCTTGTCCGAGAGCACGGTTACCCGCGCCCTGCGCGAATACAAACTGCATCCCGACCAACTGCTGCAGCCCGCGCCGGTGAACCGCATGAAATCGGAGCACCCGAACCACTGCTGGCAGATCGACCCCAGCCTGTGCGTGCTCTACTACCTGCCGCGCAGCGGCGAGGACAGCGGTCTGCGGGTAATGAAGCAGGAAGAGTTCTACAAAAACAAACCGAAAAACGTGGTCAAAATCGAAAACGACCGAGTGTGGCGCTACACCGGCACCGACCACGCCAGCGGCACCATCCTTGCCCGCTACTACTTCGGCGGCGAGACCAGCGCCAACTTGTGCGACTTCTTTATCTTCATGATGCAGGAGAAGGCAGACATTCTGAAAGACCCGTTCCGCGGCGTGCCGCGCATGGTGATGCTCGACCCAGGCAGTGCGAATACCTCGGCAGCGTTTAAAAACCTGTGCAAGTCGCTGGATGTGCATGTGCAGATCAACAAGCCGGGCAACCCGCGCGCCAAAGGACAGGTGGAAAAAGGCAACGACATTGTGGAAACGGCGTTTGAAAGCAGCCTGCGCTTTACCGAGGTGCACGACATCGGGCAGCTGAACCGCCTGGCCGAACGCTGGATGCGTTACTACAACGGCACGCAGATTCACAGCCGACACGGCCTGACCCGCTATCAGGCATGGAACAAAATCAAGGCCGAGCAGCTGATTCTGCCGCCGCCTGCCGACTACTGCCGCGAGCTGGCCGTTTCCGCACCGAAAGAAGCCAAAGTGTCGCCCGATCTGGAAATCCGCTTCGGCGGCCGGGTGTACAGCGTGAAAGACATCAAGGGCGTGCTGGTGGGGCAGAAACTGCTGGTGGCCAAGAACCCGTGGGAGCCGACCGGCGCACGTATCGCCACTTACGACAGCGATGGCAACGAAATCTGGCAGGCGGTGCCGGAGGTGGTGTTTGACGAGATGGGCTTCAGAGCCGATGCCGCCGTAATCGGTGCGGAATACAAAGGGCAGGCCGATACCACCGCACAAAGCCACGCCAAGGAGCTGGACAAGCTGGCGATGCAGGCCGACACGCTGGAAGCGGCAGCGGCCAAACGCAAAGGCAAGGCGGTGCCCTTCGGCGGCGAAATCGACCCGTTCAAACATCAGGAAGACACGCTGGCCGCCGCCAACACCCTGTATATGCCCAAGCAAGGGCAACAGATGGCCTACAACACGATGGAAGTGCGCGAGCAGGTGTTGAGCAAGGTCGAGCTGGCCAAGCTGCTCAAACCGCGCATCGAAGCGGCCGGCGGCAACTGGGGCGAGGCAGTGAAAACCCTGCAACGGCTGTACCCGGACGGGGTGGCCGCCAGCCAAATCGAAGAGGTATTCGGCCGCCTGAAAACCGCAGGCAGCCTGCGGATTGTGAAAGGGGCATGAGATGAAGGAAGCATTTAGAAAAATCGGCAAATCGTACGCCGTGGCCGCCGCCGAAATCGGCTGCAGCAAGCCCAGGTTGGTGGCGGTAGTCAACCACGGCGAATGGCCGAAAAAAGGCGCAGCCGAGCTGCGCGAGAGTTTGAAGCAGTATTTTGAAACGAATGGTGCGGACATTCCGCAATGTCTGGAAAACGAGCCGGAAACCGCACCTGCCCACCCTAATGAAAGCGAGGACGACGCTATGTTACTACGAAAAGCCACTTTGACCCAAGCCACCCGCCGTTATTTCGGCCTGGTACGCGACCCGTTCAACGATGAAATCCGCAGCGCGGAAGACGTGTATATGACCCCTGATGTGCGCTATGTGCGCGAGGCAATGTTTCAGACGGCCTGCCACGGCGGCTTTGTGGCGGTGGTCGGCGAAAGCGGCGCGGGCAAGTCCACCCTGCGCGAAGACCTGCAAGACCGCATCAACCGTGATGGCAGGCAGGTTATCACCATCGAACCGTATGTGCTGGCGATGGAAGACAACGATGTGAAGGGCAAAACCCTGAAAGCCGCGCATATTGCCGCCGCCATCTTGGAGGCAGTATCACCCGGCACCCGACCCTACCGCGATTCGGAAGCACGTTTCCGCCAAATCCACCGCGCCCTGCAGGAGAGCGCGAAGGCGGGCAACAAACATGTGCTGATCATCGAAGAGGCACACGGCCTGCCGATTCCCACCCTGAAGCACTTGAAACGCTTCTTCGAGCTCAAAAACGGTTTCGAGCGCCTGCTCGGCATCGTACTGATCGGCCAGACCGAACTGGCGCAGAAGCTCAGCGAAAACAACCCGGCGGTGCGCGAAGTGGTGCAGCGCTGCGAGGTGGTGACGCTCTTGCCGCTGACCGACGGACGGCTGGCAGGTTACCTGAAACACAAAATCGAACGTGCCGGCGGCGACATCATCAAAATTATGGACGAGAGCGCGATTGACGCGGTGGCCGAACGGCTGACGGTGCGCGGCCGCAGCGGGCGTGGGGTGGAAGAGCACAGCCTGCTCTACCCGCTGGCAGTCAATAACCTAGTTAGTGCCGCAATGAATCAGGCGGCCGAGCTGCAGATGTCGGTGGACGGCGATATGGTACGGGGGGTGTGAGATGGAAGCGGTAAAAATTTTCTTATGGCGGCTATTGGTTGCGGCTGCAGTCATCATCCTCTACTTCGCCACCGCCAGCTGCGTACCCGACAAAGCACCTGCCGTAAGGGCATCCGACATAGCGGCCGAGCCGGATACCGAACAGGATGCGGCAGAAGCCATGCCGATTGCACGCGGAATTTACCCCGATCTGCCGTATGAGCCGACTAACGAGGATTTGGAGGCGGCGAGATGAAAGTACGCTGCCCCACCTGCGGCGCGGTGATGAGCTTGGATGTCTTAATCGCCCATGACGATGCCCGTGAAGCCCTGATTGCCCTGACCGGCATTTCAGACGACCTTTTTAAGGCGGTATTGCGGTATCTGACGCTGTTTCGCCCCGCCGAAAAAGATTTAAGTTTTAACCGGGTTTCAAAGCTTATTGGCGAGATTGCGCCGATGATACGGGAGGGCGAAATCGTCCGTAACCGTAAAACTTACCCGGCTCCGCGTGAGGCTTGGATTTGGGCGGCAACACGATGCCTTGAGGCACGGGACGCGGGAAAGCTGACGCCGCCGCTGACCAGCCACGGTTATTTGTTGGAAAACATTACGTTTTGGTCGCCTGAAAAGACGGCGGGAACGGCGGTTTTGCCCTATCCCCAACCTTCTCCCACGGGAGAGGGAGTAAGTACCAAATTGAGGAGCGGCGCGGGCGATTTGATGGAGTGGGCAAATGGAGGACAAGGATAACTGGCTGAAACGGGAAATCGCGCAGGGCTTTATGATGCTCGCCGCTCTGAATCTCAAGGGTCGTCCCGCTTCGGCGGATTTGACGGCGGTCGCCAAACTCTGGCACGGGATACTGGGCAGCCGCATCTGGCAGCCCGAGCGCGATACGGCAAGGATAAAGGCGGCATTTTTAACCATCGCCGCCACCTCGTCCGAATGGCCGAACCCGTCCGACCTGATACGGCACCTGCCGCCTGAGGATGTCAGGATGGTACCGAGGCTGGAAAAAAAGCACCACCCGACGGAATACGGCAAAGCGCAGGCCGCCAAACTCAAACAGACACTCAGCCTGCTGGGAAGCTCCCCTTGCATGGACAGGGATTGGATACACGGTCCACGCCACCGGTCGGTGGATGAGTGTAAAAGGATTAATGCCGAAAGGCAGAAAGGTAAATGAAAAAATGGAAAATGGAATTTGGCCGAGTAATCCACGCATATCAGACTTAATCAGGCGATTGGAAGACTTGAAGGCAGAGCATGGCAACTTGCCAATAACTCACGAACCTCTGCGGGGTGGAGTTGTGTATGCCGACATAAGTGAATTTAAAGTTGCCTATGTTAGACCTAAAGAAAAACGTGAACGAACATGGTCTTACCGTATCGGAGCAGCCCAAGAAGGCGATCTGAAAGTGGTAAAAGTTTAAAGGAAAAAAAGATGAATATTGATATGAGCCAATACAAGAAGGACGCACGCGGCAATCTGGTACCGATTGCCAACATCCGCCCGATTGATCTGCTGCGCGACGAGCTGGTGCAGAAGATTACCGCCCGCGCCCGCGCGGTACAGAAGGAGTTGCAGGAATACCGCCGCTGGGCGATGGACGAGATTGCGGCCTTTGCCGAACTCTCCGCCAACCAGTACGGCACCTCGCTGGGCGGCAAGAAGGGCAATATCCGCCTGCACAGTTTCGACGGCCAATACCGCGTGCAGCTGGCAATGCAAGATGCCCTGGTATTCGATGAAGGGCTGGCCGCTGCCAAAGTGCTGATTGACGAATGTATCCGCGAATACTCGGAAGGCAGCCGCCCAGAGCTGCTGGCCATTATCAACGCCGCCTTCGCCACCGACCGCGACGGCAATATCAGCACCGCCCGTGTGCTGGGGCTGCGCCGTCTGAACATCAGCGACGAGAAATGGCAACGCGCGATGGATGCATTGAGCGACAGCCTGCAGGTGCATACCAGCAAGGCCTTTGTGCGGGTACACGAGCGCGATGCCAACGGCGAATATCACTTGATGAACTTGGATATTGCGAAGGTGTAATTATGTGGTTTAGTCAATGCACCATATTCAGGCCGTCTGAAATTCCGAATGCCGCCGTGCTGGCCGACGCATTGGCCGGTGCCTCTTTTGCCCCGTGCGGTGGGTTAGATTGGTTTGCCGAAGGTTTTACCGCACCGCAGAGCTTTACTCCCGAGCTGGTCTTTCAGGCTGAAAAGACAATGGGGATTGTGTTGAAGCGGGAAGAGAAGGTGCTGCCGGGCAGCGTTATCCAACGGGCGGTAGGCGAACGGGTGGCACGTATTGAGCAGCAGGAATGCCGTTCGGTCGGTCGTAAAGAACGGCAGGAATTGAAGGAGCAGGTAACCGATGAGTTGCTGCCACGAGCTTTTGTCCGCGCCACCCATACCCGTGCGCTCTTCGCCGACGGCCTGCTGTTGGTAGACAGCGCGGCAGCCTCCAAAGCGGAAAACCTGCTCGCTAAACTGCGCGAAGCCTTGGGCGGCTTGAAAGTCCAGCTGGCACATACCCGCCAAACGCCATCGGCACTGATGACTGAATGGTTGTTGCGCGGCGAGGCAGCCGGACGCTTTGAGCTGGACGACATTGCCTCATTGCGAGGCGCGGGTGATGTGCCGCCGGAGATACGCATCAAACGACAAGACTTGACAGCCGAGGAAGTGGCCGGCCATGTGCGCTGCGGCAAGACAGTGAGCGAACTGGGCTTGGTTTGGGACGAGCGGGTTGCCTTTGTGCTAACCAGCGAGTTCACGCTCAAACGTATCCAGTATTTGGACGTGCTGCAGGAAGCGGCGGAAAACCACGGCGACAATGCCGCCGACTTGGCCGCTGCTTCGCAGCTCATTGTGTCCGCCAACCTGAGTGCCTTAATCGGCGAACTGGTTGAGTTGATGGGTGGTTGGCAGGAGTGATGATATGGCCACCGTAACCATCATGATCGCCGATGCTCCGCAAGGTATCCTGCTCAAGCTGGAATCGGACGAGCGCTTGCCTGATCCGGGCGAAGACGGCGGCACCATTGCACAGGATATCGGCCTGATTGCCTTGGAGTTGATTAAGCGTGAAGTTAAGTCGATAACCGGCAAAGAGTTTCGGGAATATACCACCCAATAAGCAATACCGGGCGGCACGGCCTGCCGCAATTTAAACAGGAGTTACCTACTATGTTAGACGAAGCTGAAAAAGTGTTGCTGGCCGATTTTATCGGCGAAAACTGGCAACTGTTTGTGGAGCGGGCTGCCGAATCGGGCTATAGCGAAGCGGAAGCCGAATATATTTATGCCAAACTGGAAAGAGGGGTGTAAGCAAATGACCAAAGTAGAACTTATTAAAGCCATTGCCGAACACGGCGAATTGAGCCGGGCCGATGCCGAAATCGCGCTGCTGGCCGTGCAACACAGTATCACGGAGGCTTTGGCCAAAGGCGAGCGGGTAACCCTGCCCGGCTTCGGGACGTTCAAGGTGGTCGAGACGGCTGCACGTACCGGCCGCAATCCGCAAACCGGCGAACCGGTCGACATCCCGGCCAAACGCAAAGTGAAGTTTGCCCCGAGTGAGAAGCTCAAAGACTTGGTTAAAGCGTGATGTTCAACCCATGCCGCTGCCACAGTGCGGCGGCATCAGTGGAACATTAGGAGAGTCCAAATGCGTGAACCCAAAGCCCACAAGAAAGCCCGCCTGATTAAGCTATTGCACGTGGCCAAGAACCAGCTGATGCTGGACGATGCCGCCTACCGCAGGCTGCTGGCCAACGTATCGGGCGGCAAGACCAGCAGCACCAAACTGTCGTTGGAGGAGCTGGAGCTGGCGCTGCGCGGCATGAAGGCGATGGGTTTTGTGGTCACCACCAAGGCGCAGGCCGAGAGTGGCAAGCCGGACATTCCGGTGCGCGAGGCCGCCGCCGGGGTGGACGCGCAAATCAAAAAAATACGCGCTCTGTGGCTGGAGCTGCACCGCCTGGGCGCGGTGCGCAGCCCGAGCGAGTTGAGCCTGGCACGTTTCGTATCGCGCATGACCGGCGTGGACTATCAGGGCTGGCTGGGCGTGGACGATGCTTCGCGGGTGATTGAGCACCTGAAACAATGGAAACAGCGGGTAACGCGGGAAGGAGCGGGAACATGACACAGGCAAGGGTGGCCGAGCTGCTGTCCGATTTGGCGGCCAAGGTCGGAGAGGAAGTGCATTCTGCCGGGGTGGCGGACAAAAAACAGGCCAAAACCATCGGTAACCATGTGGCCAAACGTATGGCGCGGGAATGGGGCGGACAGAACCTGTATATCCCGCACGGGGTGTTATGGGACATCGACGAGCGCGACGTAGAAATCTTTGACAAGTTCGACGGTACCAATCAAAAAGAGCTGGCACGTGAGTACGGGTTTTCGGAGCAGTGGATTTACCGCATCATCGAACGGGTACGACAGGCTAAAATCGACGCCGCACAGCAGGATTTGTTCGATGAAGGGAAAGGCAAAGGGAGTAAAACAGATTAAAACGCGCACAAGGTCGGTCAGGAACGTTCCTGACCGATGTCTTTTTACGGTTTGGTACGTTTGCTTATCCCGCCGCCCGAACGCGCTTAAAACGCAAATTTGGCGATGCCGGCTTCGGAGGTATTTTTTTAAACCCGTTTAAAGGACTTTCAGGCAGCCCATACCCCATCATTCGCTTAACACGAGTGATGGGGATTTTTTATGTTTGAGATTTTTCGAAGCGGCAAACGCACCAGTGCCGACGGCAGTCAATGGAACATCACGGATGCCGACGTACAGCGCGCCGCCGAGGTGTACGACCCGAAGCTGCACGAAGCGCCGATTGTCATCGGCCATCCGTCCATGAACGCCCCGGCCTACGGCTGGGTGCCGAAGCTGGCGGCCGACGGCGGCAGCCTGACGGCCGAGTTCGCCCAGATGGATGATGGTTTTGCCGAGGCCGTCCGCGCCGGACGTTACAAGAAGGTATCCGCCTCCTTTTGGCCGCCCGGCCATCCGAACAATCCGGTACCGGACAGCTACTACCTGCGCCATGTCGGCTTTCTCGGCGCGCACGCCCCGGCGGTCAAGGGGCTGCGGGCGATTGAGTTCGGCGAAGCCGAGGAAGGCGTGATTGAGTTTTCCGAGGCGGCACACGGTATCGCCGCCCGGCTGTGGCGCAATATGCGCGAATGGCTGATTGCCCAGTTTGGCCAAGACGCCGCCGACAAGGTGGTGCCGGACTGGGAAATCGAAGGCATCAAGGAAATGGCCGCCCGGCCTGACCTGCCGCCCGACCCGGTGTTGTTTGCCGATCCCCCTCCCACCCCCAACCCAACCGACCATAAGGAGTCTCCCATGTCTGAACAAGACCAAGCCGCTGCACTGGCTGCCGAAAAGGCCGCACGTGAGAAGGCGGAGGCCGATGCCGCCCAGGCCAAGGCCGAATTGAAAAAACTGCAAGACGAGCAGGCAAAAGATTTGCGCGACGCGGCGCACCGGCAAAACGCCGACTTTGCCGAGGGCTTAGTAAAAGAAGGCCGCCTGAAACCTGCCGACAAAGCCTTGGTGGTGCAGGTGCTGGATTTTGCCGAGCACCCCGAGCACACCACCGCCGACTTCGGAGAGGGCGAGGCGGCGAAGCCGCTGGGCGTTGCACTGCGCGAGTTTTTGGGCTCGGTACTGCCGCAACAGCTGCCGACCGGGCAGATGGCCAAAGGCAGCCTGAACTTCGCCGAGGGCATGAGCCACCACGAGCGGGCTTTGGCTTTGCAGAAAGCCGAGGGCATCACCTACGAAGAAGCCGCGCGCCGCACGGCAAATTGATTAACCGTTTATCCAGTAAAGGAAGATGAGACATGAGCAACACGTATTTAGGCAACCTGCGCCAAGTGGACGAAGTATTGACCAAGCTGGCGCTGGGTTACAGACAGGGCGGTTTCATCGGCGAACGCATCATGCCGGTGGTACTGACCGAGAAGGAAGGCATCAAAGTGCCGAAGTTCGGTAAAGGCTCGCTGATCGAGTATGAAACCGAACGTGCCGTGGGTGCAGCCAGCAATGTGATTACGCTGGACTTCCCGGGCAAGATGTCGGTGGTGCTGGAAGAGCACGATTTGGCCGCCGGCGTGGACTACCGCGCACAGCACGAATCGGTGTTTGATGAGAAGGCCAAGGCCACCCGCCGCGTGACCGCCGGTATCCAGCTGCGACAGGAGTTGGAGATTGCCGCGCTGATTCAGGCCAAGCCCACCTATGAGAGCGGCCACAGCAAAGACCTGTCGGCCACCAAGCAGTGGAGCGACGATACCTCCGATGTACAGGCCGATATTGCCAATGCAAGGGAAGTAGTGCGTGCCGCCTGCGGCGTGCGCCCGAACGTGCTGGTATTGGGGGCATCGGTGTACAGCAAGCTGATCCTACATAAAGGCTTGCGCGGGCAATTGTCGGCCAACAGCGACCGCGGGATTCTTACGCTCGAGCAGCTGACCCGCCTCTTGGATGTGGAAGAAATCATCGTCGGTGAGGCTGTCTCCACACCCGACGGCAAGAAAGCCACCAAGGATGTGTGGGGCAATTTCGCCAGCCTGATCGTACGCCCGAAACCGGTCGAAGCCGGCAACGACGAAGGTATGCCCGCCTTCGGCTATACCTTCCGCCGCCGCGGCATGCCGGTGGTAGACCGCTACGAAGGCGTGGGCGGCAAGGTGGAGTACGTGCGCTACACCGACATCCGTAAAGCTGCCGCCATCGGCGGTGCCTGCGGCTATCTCTTCGAGAAAGCCATCGCTTAAACCTAAAACAGGCTGCCTGAGATTTTCAGGTAGCCTGAAGGAGAACAGTATGAATTTGTCCGTTACCTTGGAAGACTTGACCGACAAAATCCACAAAGCCGATTACCACCGTATTGGCGAAACGACAGCTACAGCTTGCTCGCTGACCCTGAAATCGGGCTTTGTGGTAATTGGCCAGTCAGCTTGTATCAACCCGGACATGTTTGATCAAGAAGTGGGGTGTGAGGCGGCTTATCAGGATGCCGTCCGCAAGCTGTGGGAACTGGAAGCCTATCGAGTGAAAGAAAACGTGTTTACACAGAAACAGGAGCAAAACAATGTCTAAACCGACCAAACAGGTGGTCTTGGTTACCACCGTTAAAACCACCGGCAAAATCGTGGCCAACCGTTTTGTGAGCTTCGCCGGCAAACAGGCTACGGCTACCGACAAGGTGCTGGGCGCTACCCCTTACGATGCCGACATCAACGAAATCTTGGCCGTTGACACCATCGGCACAGTGGTGGTGGAAGCCGGCGGCGCGCTGGCCGTGGGCGACGAGGTATCCCCCGATGCCCAAGGCTGCGCCGTCAAGACCGCAGGCAGTGCCAAGGTCGTCGGCATTGCCTGCAGTGCCGCTGCCGGCGCGGGCGAGCTGATCCAAGTTTTACTGAGGGGTTAGCCATGATTAAAACCTATATCGCCAACACCCCGCTGATTCTGGCTGATGCCGATGGCAAGGAGTTCCGCGTTGAGTCCGGCGAAGCCGTAGACCTGACACCCGAGCAGTACGAGCTGGTGGCCGCACATGTGACCGTAGGCAGCATCTCGGACGCAGACTTGGCCGCATCCGGCTACCAGCCGGACGGCACAACACCGGTGCCGGAACAGCCGCCTGCCGAACCGACCCAGCCCGAACAACCGGCTGAGGCCAAAACCGCGCCTGCCGAGACAGAGCAGCCGGCACAGGCTGAAACCAAACAGCCGGCAGATTCTGCCGAGCAGGCTGAAGAACAGGCCAAAGCACGCGGCATAGGCAAAAAGGAATAAGCCATGTACATCACGCGCGAAGACATCAAGGCTGCCGTCAGCCTGGCCGAGCTGATCCAACTGACCAACGATATCGGCGGCAGCACCGAGCCGGACTGGGCAGTGGTGGACAGAGCCATCGCTTATGCCTGCGAAATTGCCGACGGCTACCTGATGGGTCGTTACACCCTGCCGCTGGAGCCGGTACCCAGCATCCTGCGGCCGGTGTGCAGCGACATCGCGCGCTACTGGCTGCATACCCGCCGCATCAACACTGCCGATTTCCCCAAACCTTTGCAGGCAGCCTACGACAACGCGCTCAAGATTTTGGCGCAGGTACGTGATGGCAAGCTGCATTTGGGTGTGCGTACCGACGAATTGGCCAGCGATGCCGAGCGGCCGCAGGCCGAGCGCGGTGCCTACCGGGTGCGCGGCAATGCCAAGCAGGATTGGGGAGGTTACTGATGTCTGCCACCCGCCCGATTCTGACCGCCGTGCGCGATTACTTGGCCGCCGAGCTGCCCGCCTACACGGTGGAGCTGTTTCCCGACGACCCGGCCGGCTACCGCTTTATGGCACCGCTGGGTGCGGTGCTGGTCGGTTATCAAGGCAGCAAGTTTGCCCGCCCGGACGGCCTCGGCCTAATCGGCCAGCAGCGCGACGTCACACTGGCGCTGACCGTGTTCGGGCGCGGCCTGAACCATGACGGCGCAGCCTTGGATCTGCTCGACGCATTGCGGCTGGCCATCACCGGCTACCGTCCGCCCGACTGCGAACCGTGCCACCTGATCAGCGAGCAGTTTTTGGCCGAAGAAGGCGGGGCATGGCAGTACCAGCTGATTGCCCAAACCGAAACCCAGCAGGTCGAACGCCGCCCGGCGGATACCCGACCCAAAGTCAGCAGCCTGTACCTGCGGCAGCAAGGCCAGCCGCTCAACCCCGATATCAAACCCAAACCCTAGGAGATTATTATGTCCGCAGCTTTCCACCACGGTACGGAAACCAAACGTATCGACGGCGGCACCAGCCCGATCTACACCGCAGACGGCGCGATTACCGCCATTGTCGGCACGGCTCCGGCCGGTGCGGTCAATACGCTGACCGTATGCGCCGCCGCCCGCGATTTCTTGCAATTTGGCAGTAGCCTGACCGGCAAGGGTTTTACCCTGCCCGATGCCGCACATATTTGGACGCGTTACGGCAGCGGTGTCGCCTATGTCGTCAATGTGTGCGACCCAGCCAAACATAAGACAACCGTCAGCGATGAGGTATTGAAGATCGATCCCGATACCCTGACGGCCAAAACCGCCAAGCCCGCTTTGCAAAGCGGTTACACGCTGACGGACGGCAGTAATGCGCTGACCGAAAACACGCACTACACCATCAATACGCTGACCGGTGAGGTTACCTACAAAACCAAGCCGACCGCTCCAAAAATCAGCTACACCTATACCGACCCGACGAAAGTGACCGAAGCCGACATCATCGGCGCGTATGTGGCGGCAACCGGCAAACGCACGGGGCTGGAACTGTTGACCGAAGGCTTCACCCGCCAGGGTGCAGACGCGAAAATCATCGTCGTGCCGGAATACGACAAAACCGCCACCGTCCGAGGGGCGATGGAAGTCGTTGCCGGAAAGCTCAAAGCCATTGCCTATGCGGCCGCGCCGAAAGGCACGACATTGAGCAAGGCTTTGGAAGGACGCGGGCCGTTGGGCAGCATCAATTTCCAAACCTCGTCCGACCGTTGCCAGCTCTTCTTCCCTTATGTGACCGGTTTATTGGGTTTGGAAAGCCTTGCCACCCACGCCGCCGGCCTGCGCATGAAAACCGATGTGGAACAGGGCTACTGGTTCAGCATCTCCAACCGCGAGCTCTTGGGTGTGACGGGGGTGGAAATCGGTCTGACCGCCCGTGCGGACGACCCGCAGTCCGAAACCAACCGTCTGAATGAAAAAGGCATTACGACTGTATTCAACAGCTATGGTACGGGCTATCGTATGTGGGGTAACCGTCTGGCCTGCTTCCCGACCGTCAGCCACATCAAAAACTTCGAGGTGGCGCAACGCACCGGCGACGTGATCGACGAATCCATCCGCCGCTTCGAATTGCAATATATCGACCGCCCGATTGACGATGCCCTGATTGACAGCCTGCTCGGCTCCATCCGCACCTATCTGGGCACCCTGCAATCCATCGTCGGCTACAGCGTGGACTTGGATTACGACTACGACTTGGCGGATGCCTTCTCGAAAGGCCAAGTGCCACTCAAATACGAATACACGCCCAAGCTGCCGGCCGAGCGCATCAGTAATGCCAGCGTGATGACCCGCAAATATCTGGCCAACTTGGTCAGCCAACGCTAAGGAAGGAATGAAAGATGTCCGATATCAAAGTGATTTACAACGCCAACGTCTACATCGACGGCAACGACCTGTTGGGCAAGGCCAGCGAGTTCAAACTGCCGGAGTTTGAGTTTGAGCAGGACGAGTACAAAGGACTGGGGCTGAAAGGCACGGTCAAGCTGCCGATGGGCGTGGCCGCACTCGAGGGCGAGATTACCTGGAACAGCTTTTTCCCCGAAGTGGCGCGCAAAGCCGCCAACCCCTACAAGGCGGTGCAGCTGATGGTACGCGCCAACGTGGAGACCTACGACACCACCGGCCGCGTGAAGGAAGTGCCGCTGGTGACGATGGTAACCGCCACCTTCAGCAAGAATGCGTTGGGCGGCTACAAACCGAAAGAAAAGGCAGAGTTCAGTTCAACGTACCAGACCACCGAAATCCGCCAAGTGTTGGACGGGCGCGAAGTGCTGTACTACAACGCCCTGCGCAACGAATACCGCGTAGACGGCGTGGATGTGGAAGCAGCCTACCGGCGCAATATCGGGGCATAGTTTTTTAAAGCCGTTTAAAAGACCTTTAAAGCTCCCGCAAGCGACAATCCCTACATCAAATCCGATGTAGGGATTTTTATTTACCACCGGCGGTTTTATCAGGCCGCACCGCCCGGCCAATTTGAAAAAGGATTGCAAAAATGGCTCAGAACGAAGCACAAAAATTACAACAAAAAATCGGTGTTACCCAGACCATCCAGCTGGTACAGCCGATTGAGACACCAAACGGCACGGTTACGGAAGTGACCACCCGCCGCGTGCTGGTGAAAGACTACAAGCAGGCAGCCGAGTTGTACCCGAACAGTGCGGCCTTGCAGCAGATCCATGTCATGGCTCTGGCTTCCGGCCTGATGCCGGAGGATTTCGAGAATATGGCGTGGGAGGATTACAGCAAGCTGCAGACGTTTTGTATTGGGGCGAATTGATTGGGACAGCTACCACCAAGCCGCTGCCGATTTGGCTTGGTGGTTCGGTTTCTCGCCCATGATGATTGAAGAAATGTCGCCGGATGAGATTTTGATTTGGCAGCAACAGGCCAACCGGCAGGTTAAAGCGAAGTATTCGAAGATGTAGAGCCCGGCTGTTTAGAGTATCGGAACAGCCGGCAGATGCCGGAAATAAGCACGGCAAGGGAGAAACTGGCGACGGTAAAGGCCACACCGGCAGGCCAGGCCAGTATCAGCCCCAAGACGACAAACCCGAGCAATGCCGTCCAGAAGCCTACCGCTACCCACATGCTGGCAAATAGCCACAGGGAAGCGGTGGCCACCATCAGCCAAAACAGTACGGTGGCCATCGAGAGCGTGAAATTGTTTTTGAAGTCGAGTTCCATAAGTTAATTATTAGCACAGGTAAACCAGTATGGCAAAGGAATTTTTAGTCGGTATAACCATTGCCGCCGGATTGAAGGCCGGATTTACCACAGTTTTCGGCCGTGCTGAGCATACCGCTAAATCTCTGGGATCAGCCATCAAAGAAGCAACTCACGCTAATGAGGCGTTCGGTCGCTCTATCCGTCAACAGCAGCGGCTGATGCCTTCGCGCGATCTGTCGGAACAGAGCCGTAGTTTTGCTGCTATGACGATGCAGATCCAGCGCGCCACCCGCGCCCAAAACGATCTAAACAAGGCGATTGCCGGTCAGCGGGCGGCACAACAGCACCGACAGCAGCTGCGTTCCGAAATGGTGGAGACAGCCGGCCATGCGGCGGTTATCGCTGCGCCGGTGGTCGGGTCTATCCGTAAATTTATGGAGCAGGAGGATGCGTCTGCCAACCTGAAAATCTCCATGATGCGCCGCGACGGCAGCTTCGGCCGCTTCAACGAAATCGACCGGCTGACCACCGAATGGGGCTCCGCCCTGCCGGGGAATAAAACCGACTTTACCAATATGGCGCTCGGCTTGAAGAGCCAGGGTATTTCGGATGAAACCATCATCAACGGCGGCGGTCTGGCTACCGCCCGGCTGAATACCGTGATGGGCATTCCGATTGCCGACGGCAGCTTTTTTGCCAAAAACATGGAGGCGCACGGCATCAAGGAGTCCGAGCTGCTGCGCTCGGCCGACCTAACCCAACGTGCCTATTTCGCTGCCGGCCTGAGTAAGGAGGACATGTATCAAGCCATGTCCTACTATGCGCCGAAGGTTAATACCCTCGGCCTGACCGGCTTGGAGAATCAGAAACAGATTTATGCGGTAGAAGGGTTGGCTGCTAATAAAGGGCTGGAGGGCTCCAGCTTCGGTACCAACTTCAATATGATGTTGAGCCAGTTATCCAAAGGGCCGGCCATGATGGAAATGGCCGCCAAAGGCATGAAAACGGAAGTGCGCGACATGGTGGAAAAGTCCGGCGCCCATTTCGACTTCTTCAACAAAGACGGCAGCATGAAATCGCTGCGTGAGATTACCGGCACGCTGGAATCTGAGTTCGGCAAAGTCCGCGCCCGCTTCGGCGACAAAGGCGTGATGGATGTAGCCGATGCCCTGTTCGGACAAGAGGGCGGACGCGTGGCCTCCATCCTCGGCCAGGCTGGTTTGGGCGGCTTCGACGCCATGATTGCCAAGATGGATCAGCAGGCATCCTTGGAAGACCGGATCAAAGTAAAAACCGACACCCTGTCGGGCGCAATAGAGGCGCTGGGCGGGATGGCCGAAAACGCCGCCGCCAAGTTCGGCGAAGTATTCGCACCTGATTTGAAACGGTTTGCCGCCTTCGGCCAAAACGTGATTGAGCAGTATGCTATGCCGTTTATCAGCAGGCATAAAGAAGCCATTAAAGTGGTTGCCGGTTTGGCGGTAGGCTTGATTGGGCTCAAACTGGTCTTCCTCGGACTTGCTTATGCCGGTTCCTTGGTTGCCATGCCTTTCCGCTCAATGTGGACGGGGTTTCAAAAGATCCGCTCCATGCGGAACATGTGGCGATTGTTCCGCATGAGCGGGGTATCGCGCGGCGTGAGCCTGCTGCGCGCCTTCGGCATGTCCGCCCAATGGGCGACCCGTATCGCCGGCGGCCTCGGACGGGTGGCCGCGCCGTTTGCCTCGGTATTCGGCCGTATCGGCCAAGGTGCCGGCGTATTCGGCAAACTAAATGTGGCATTGGGCTTGGTACGACAGGGCTTTATGTTTCTTGCCCGTTCGCTGCTAACCACACCGATTGGCTGGGTGATTATGGCCCTAGCCTTCGCCGCCGTGCTAATTTACAAATATTGGAAGCCCCTGAAAGCCTTCTTTGCCGGATTTTGGGAGGGACTGACTAAAGGCTTGGAACCGCTGACGCCGCTGTTTGATGCGTTTGTCGGCACATTGAGCGGCATTTGGACGGCCGTACAGCCTTATCTGCAACCTGTTTTGGATTGGTTCGGCGACTTTTTCAACCTGACTCAGGCAGGCGAAGGCAACGCCCGCAGCTGGGGGGAGTCGGTCGGCTCGGCTTTGGCTTCGGTGGTCAATACCGTCGTTTCTGTCGGCACCATGATAGTGGACGGCTGGCGGATGATTTTCGACGGCATCTTCTCATTGGCCGATTCGGCATGGACACAAATCAAAACCGCCTTTGACGGCGGACTGCTCGGCATCCTCGGCCTGATTCTCAACTGGTCGCCCATTGGCGCGTTCTATTCGGCCTTTGCCGCCGTACTGTCATGGTTCGGCATTGACTTGCCGGCCAGATTTACCGAGTTCGGCAGCAACATCATCCAGGGGCTGTGGAACGGATTGCAGGCGAAATTCGAGGCGGTACGGGCTTGGTTGGCGGAAAAGGCCGCCGCCCTGAAAAACACGTTTGCGGGCGTGATGGACATCCACTCGCCCAGCCGGGTATTCCGCCGTTTCGGCGGCTGGATGATGGAGGGCCTGCAAATCGGCATCAATCAGGGCGCACCGCGCCCGCTCAACGCCATCGGCGGCGTGGCTTCGGATTTGCAACAGCGTTTCACAAACCACACCTCATCCTTGGCTGCCTCAATGGCCGCCAACAGTGCCGAACTCTCTGCCGCACGGCAGGGCGCGGCCGCAGCGGGAGGAATAACGGTACATTTTTCGCCGACCATCCATGCGCCGGGCGGTAATCCGCAGCAGATTGAGGCGGCGTTGCAGATGGGTTTGCAAGAGTTTGAAACAATGTTCCGCCGCATGATGGACGACAAAGCACGGAGGGCTTATTGATGTATGCGATGTTGGGCGAGGTACGCTTTGAGCTTTTAAACAGCTTTACGTCTTTGGAAACTCAGCATGCCGCCAATTTTGCCAAACATGAGGTCTTGAAAGGCCGTCCGCGCCTGCAGGCCCTGCAAAACGAGCTGACAACGCTGCGTTTTTCGCTCAAGCTGCATTGGCGGCTGGGCAATCCCGACACGGCTTATAAGGGTCTGCTGTCGGCTTTGGAAGCGCAGCAGGCGGTGTCTTTGGTCTACGGCAGCGGCCGTTTTGTCGGATGGTTTGTGCTTGAGCGGTTGACGGAGCGCACGTTGATTCAGGACGCGCAAGGCCGGACGGCGGCGCGGGAATTGGATGTGGAGCTGACCCAGTTTGTCGGCGACCCGAATAATCCGCTCCCGACTCCAGCAGTCAAGTCGGGCGGGCAAAATCCGCTCCTGTCCTTATTGCCGGAGAGCGTGCAGGCAAAAGCGGGCAAATTGATTTCGGCGGTGGAAAAAGGCGTGAAAATTTACCGCGCCGCCGAAGCGGGTATCGGCGATATGCAGAATCTGATACAGGCTGCCAAAAATCTGAAAAACGACCCGGCCGGTGCATTAAACCTGTTGGGGGACGCACTCAATATCGGCGGCGGCACTTTGGGACGGCTCAATGCCTTGCCGGAAGTAACGGCGGTTTTCGGTGACCTGAAAGGCGCGGCTGAATTTGCATTGCAGGCCGGGCAAGCGGCCAACAGGCTGGGCGGTGCCGTCGGTGCATTGCGTGCCGGGTATGAGAGCGGCACCATCGGCGGCTGGCTGACTGCCGTCGGGGACGGCGTGGCCGAAGCATCGGATGCGCTGGCAAACGGCTCTGCCGCCGCCCAGGCTTTGACCGGCTGGCTGGCGGCAAGAAAGGATAAGTAATGAGTGCGGTCATACGCTACACCACCCAAGACGGCGACCGTTGGGACTTAATCGCGCACAAGCATTACGGCAACGCGCTGTTGATTGACAGCCTGATTGCGGCCAATCCGCACTTGCCGTTGGCGGAGGAGTTTACGGGCGGCCTGACGGTCTTTGTCCCCGTCCTCGAAACCAAGCCGAAAAACAACCAAGAGGAGCTGCCGCCGTGGATGCGTTAGGCGCGTTTTTAAAATCAAAAGGCCTCGACGGCGGCGGCAGTACCCATCCGGTTACCATGCCTGATTTCGTCCTGTCTTACGAAGACAAGGATATAACGGCAGACGTCGCGCCTTATCTGATTTCGTTCAGCTATACCGATTACCTTGAGGGGCAGTCGGACGAATTGCAGGTCGATTTTGAGGATACGGACGGACGCTGGCTGCGTAATTGGTATCCCGAACAGGGCGATGCTTTGTCTTTGAGCCTGGGCGACCAATTTACCGGGCTGGTCTCTTTCGGCAAATTTGAGATTGCCGAGATTGAATACAACCATCCGCCGTCGACGGTCAGCCTGAAGGCCCTATCGACCGGGATTACCAAGTCCAGCCGCACTTTGCGCGGCAAGGCGTATGAAAATACGACTTTGGCCGCCATTGTCCGTCAGGTGGCAGGCCGTCTGAAGCTGGAGGTAACGGGTACGGTCAAAAACATCCCCATCAAACGTGTGACGCAGTATCAGGAACGTGATATTGAGTTTTTGGCACGTTTGGCGCAGGAGTACGGCCACAGCTTTAAAATCGTCGGCAACAAACTGGTATTTGCCGATAA